ATGCAACGCTACGACGAGGCGCTCTGGCCCAAGCTTGTTGACATGCACATTTCGATGATTTTGACGAACGATTACCATGACACCAAACGTTCCCTGTTCCGAGCGACCTATGGCAAATACAGCAAAAACGCCAATGCAAGACGTAATGCGCGCAATCGAAGCTTTAGTGACTAACAGCGAAGACGCCTTTACTACGATTGAAGAACTGCGCGCGTTTTTGCATACGCTGTCATGGCAGCGCGCTCAGCCCATTGACCGGGTGCGCTGGGTGCCCATTGAAATGGTGCAAGCGAACGATTACAACCCCAATTCTGTCGCCGTCATTGAAATGAAGCTGCTATATACGTCCATCCTCCATGATGGATATACGCAGCCCGTCGTGACGATTTGGGACGAGGCCATCGGGAAATATGTCATTGTTGACGGCTTCCATCGGTACACGACCATGAGGCGGAACAAGGATATTTACGACAAAAATCACGGCTTGCTGCCGATTGTTGTTATTGATAAATCGATTAATGACCGGATGGCGTCGACGGTGAGACACAATCGGGCGCGCGGCAAACATTCTGTCGCTGGGATGTCGTCCATGGTCTTTTCCATGCTGGAAAATGGCTGGAATGACGTAGACATTTGCAACGAATTGGGGATGGAGCCGGAGGAGCTTCTGCGTCTTAAGCACATTACCGGTTTTTCTAAGCTCTTCAAGGACCACAATTACGCGCGCGCATGGGAAGCGCGGAACCAAATTAAGTATCGGATTCACGCCGAACGCGAAGGCATTCGTACCGTTAAAACGTCGTAATTCGTTATGGCCAAGGCTGTCAAAAAACCCGTCGCGCCACACCGTCAAGGCAAGCGAGAACGCGCAAGACCTCCGCATCGCGCGGAGGATACGGCCATTATTGAGCGCCGGGTCAAATGTCTGGAATTGCGCCGGATGGGAGCTACTTACCGGCAAATCGCGCGAGCCGTAAACGTTAGTGTAGAAACCGCCTATGCGGATGTGCAAGCCGAACTACAGGCATTGCGGACGCTGACAGCAGAAGACGCGACCGCTATCCGGGATATCGAATTGCGCCGTTTGGACGATTACGTATTGGCGCTGTCTACGCGAGCGCAGCAGGGCGATGTTGCCGCGATTGCGACCCTGCTGAAGGTGCAGGAGCGCCGCGCACGGTATTTGGGGCTGGATGCCCCGGATAAGCAGGAAATCCTTGGGGATGCGCCGGTTTTTACGCTACGGATTGACCGTGGCAGCGCCTGACCTGCAGCTCCATCAAGGCCAAGCGCGCGTATTTGATTCAGGGGCCACATATCGCGTCTTGGTCTCTGGCCGACGTTGGGGTAAAACCGAATTGTGTAAAGCCGAAGCCCTGCGGGAGATGGGAACTCCGGGCAATTTGTGGTATATCGCCCCGACGTATGACATGGCGCGAGAGCTAATGTGGGAACCGCTCCGCGCGATTGTGCCCAAAGGGTGGCTGGCCAGAAAGCCGAACGAAGGCCGCATGGAGATGGTGACGCATTGGGGCTGTCGCTTTGCGTGTAAATCCGCAGATAATCCAGACCGGCTACGTGGGCGCGGTCTGCGGAAGGCCATCATGGATGAATACCAAGACTGGCGCGATGGCATGGCTGTCTGGGAGGAAGTTATTCAGCCCATGCTGCTGACGACGCGCGGGAGCGCCTTATTTACCGGGACGCCCAAAAGCTTTAACCATCTGTATGAGCTGTATCGGCGTGGACAATCGACCGCCAGCCGTTGGAGCAGCTGGGCGTCATGGCAATTCCGAACGGCAGATGCCCCACACATTCCGCAAGCCTTGTTGGAAGAAATGCGCCAGCAGATGGACGCACGGGCTTACAGGCAAGAATTTGAGGCGTCCTTTGAGGCAATTTCAGGACGCGCCTATTATGCGTTCCAGCGGCATTTGCATGTGCAGCCGGTTGCACTCGAGCAAGGCGCGCCCGTTTCCGTAACATTTGACTTCAATATTCAGCCGTCAACCGCATTGATTTGTCAACGCATTGGCGACGAAGCGCGTATCTGGCGTGAAATCTGGATTACCAGCGCGGGAGGCGAGGCGACCAGAGCCGCCGCAACGCGCGCGCGGGAGTTAATCGCGGAGGCGGGATATCATGGCCCGATTCATATTTACGGTGACCCCGCAGGGCGTGCTGGCAAAACAACGGGGCCAAGTGACCATGCCGTGTTGCGGGACGTTTTTAAAGGCGCGACGTTTTACATCCCCAACGCGCCGCCACACGTTAAAGACCGCATTGAAGCCGTTAATGCCAGATGCCAAGCCGCCAGCGGAGAACGGAAATTTACGGTGGACCCCTCGTGCGAACATTTGATTGGCGACCTTGAGCAAGTAGTTTATACTGACGCTGGAGAGCTTGACAAACGAGGTAATCCAATGCTAACGCATATCTCGGATGCACTAGGCTATTGGATTCATCAAGCGTGGCCGCCGGTTAAACGTGGAGGCTTCGGAATGGGGCACGTATCATGGCTATAACACTTATCAAGGCGGGGCTGTATCTTATCGCGGGATTTGCCCTAACGCATTTTACGGCGTTGCCACCGTGGGGCAGCTATATCCTCGGATGCTGGTGTGGAGCCAACGCGATGGCCTACATCATCTCGTGGGCAATGATGACGCTAGAAGCCAAGAAACAGCAGTTGCGTGAAAAAGCCGCAGCCTCCGCGAGCGTCATTGACTTTCTGGCACGGAGAACTGGCGATGGCGCGACGACCCACTGACCCGCGATTGGCGGCGATTGGCGTATCGGATTATAACGTGCCCAAGCGTACGCCGGGGCATCCTACCAGCTCGCATGTCGTTGTCGCCAAAGAAGGCGACCAAATCAAGACCATTCGTTTTGGGCAGCAAGGCGTCAAAGGGAACCCCCCGAAAGATACCGAATCGGCTGACTATAAGGCGCGGCGCATTGCGTTTTATAAACGGCATGAGGCAGACATCAAGAAAGGCAAAATGTCTGCCGCATGGTGGGCCTATCACGTAAAGTGGGGCAATTACGGCAAATGAATGTCGCATATACGGATGCGTATCGGCGGCGGGAACGATTGCTCGAGGAGATTGCAAACACGCTAGAGCAACGGATGCAGACGGAGGGCATTACAGCGGTGCAGCTGGCGAGGCGCTCTGGCATCCATGCCAATACGATTTATCGCGTCCTACAGGCTCAGCAAGTGCATATATTGACGTTGCAAGCGCTGGCGGAAGCCATGAATCTACAAGTACGTGTGACGTTTGAGCCAAGGTAATCACAACCAATTGTGGAATGTCTCGCGCAAGCGGTAGCACTTGTGCCAGACTACGTTCGTGCCTATTCCAGCGTCTACACCACTTGGACAGCCATCCTCAGTCTTGGGCGTCGCGCACCCGCTGTATACACGCTGGCGTCCTATTTGGACAAAACTGCTAGACGTATACGAGGGAGCCGGTGGCTTCCTTGACGAGAATAAGCCATATCTGATTGCCCATCCTCGAGAGTGGCTTGACCATTCGGTGCCCGTGTATGGGGCAAACGGCGAATTGCTCCGATTTGAACCAAACGAGAATCCGCACAATCCCTCAGCCAAGCTGAAGGAGCGGCGTAAACTGGCCAGATACGAGAATATCGCGGCGACGTTGATTGACCAATTGAATGGCGCATTGTTCCGCGTTAAACCTGACCGCGTATTTGCGGATGAAGGGCAATCGCCAGTATTGCGCCCGATACAGCAGTTTTGGCAGGATGCGGACGGGAACAATACGTCGTGGGATGACATGCTGATGGAAGCATGGAGTCCCTGTGCCGCCTTTGGGCACATGTGGGGATATGTCGATGTTCTACCGACAGATTCTCGTCGCGCCGTGGTCAAATGGTATACGCCCATTGATGTTGTCGATTGGCTGGTAAACGAACAAGGCGCATTGACGGCAGTAAAGTTTCTCGAGGCGGTTCCACGCGAGACATTCGCCAAGCTGTCTAACACACAAGCGGTTGATATCCGCATTCGAGAAGTAACGGCGACAAACTGGCGATTGCTTAATCGCTCGGGGAAAGTCATAAGCGAAGGCGAGCATGACTTTGGTGTCGTTCCGGCATTTGTCCTGTATGCCAAGCGCCGCGCATTGACGCCGTTTATTGGGCGCTCTATCCTCGGCGACCCACAGCTGTTCATTGACCTTTACAATCTAATTTCAGAAACCAGAGAGCTGCTGAGGAAGCAAACGTTTAGCATCCTAAACGTTCCCATCGGCGACATGCCGGGAGGAGTGCAAAAGGAACAGGAGTTGATTGGGCAACAAAGCGGCACCGGGAATATTATGTTTACGACAAATCCGGCGCAGATGCTTTCGCCCGATAATTCTAACGTTACCTCATACCATGAACATATTGACCGCTTGACGCGCCTGATTTATCGGCTATCCATATTGCCGTGGGAGGGCGACGGGCGCGCCTCAGAGTCTGGAGACTCGCGGCGTATCAAGCGCGAAGACCTGAACCAGCAACTCGCCAGCTTTGCTGACGAGCTGCAGCGTGTTGATAATTTTGTTACCAAGTTGGTTTACCGCGCGTATTATGGCGATGCCGCCGATACGTGGCAGGCAAACGATGCTTTGACCATTCGCTGGCCGCAGTCATTTGAGACGACGCCGCTTGAGCAGTTGACGAAGCAATTCAGCGAGGCTCTGTTGCTTGACCTTGGGCCGACAGCATCCGCTGAAATTCGCAGCCGTGCTGCACGGGCCGTATTGCCTGATTTGAACGCTGAGAAGCTCAAAGAAATTGATACCGAAATTGCGGAAACGCCTACGGAGTCCCCAACAGCACGACGGCAAGCTGGATTTGACGCGTTAACGCAACGTTTGGAAACCATGCAGGAAGAATCCGATGACGATACGCCAGACGAGGAAGAGATGACGCCGCAGGGCAATGGCAACGCCTAAAAGTGAAGGGCAAAAGATTGCGGCAGTCGCGCAAGGCATCAGTGATGATGTCGCGCGGGAACTGGCCAAAGTTTTACGCGCGTCTGAGCGCGCGCTGTTGCCTATTCTGAAGGAGGCGCTTGACGCTAATCGAACAGCCAGTGTCAAAGCGGCTCGAGGCCTTGCCTTGCGCGCAGACATTCTACGTGCACTGCAGCAAGCCGGTTATGATGACCTGATTGATGCAGGTTCTAATACGGCGATTGAAGACATGGCACGGACATTAAAGGCGCGTCCCGCCATTGCGGGGCTGAAAGCCTTTGTCATGCCGAATGCCCGTCGCATTGCCGCGTTAACAGAAATTGGCAAGGCAAATCTAATGGGCGTTGCTGAGAATATAGCGACAAATCTCAATAACGCCGTCTCCATGTGGTCGTTGACCGTCAGCGACCAGAACATGATTTTGAATGATTTGGCGGGTGTGCTGCAGGATAATTTTAATCAAGCGCAAACGCTGTTTGATACGCAAGTTAGTATTTACGGGCGACAGCTCGAGGCGATGTCAACAGAAAGCCTTGGCCCAACGCAAGCGTTTCTGTACGTCGGCCCTGCAGATGGCCGCACGCGCACATGGTGCCTTGAGCGCGTTGGAAAAGTTTATACACGCGCGCAAATCGAGGCGATGGATAACAAGCAACTGCCGAATCCATTTTTGACCGGAGGCGGTTATAACTGCCGTCATAGTTTTATTGCTGTTGAGGGTAAAGAGCTGTCCAGTCTACTTAATACGAATAAACGCGCCGACGGGTTTGACGTAGACATGCAAGCTATTCAGGAGATGCGCCGCGCGGCGCGCCGGTCAGACGCGCGACGGCTTGCGCGCAATAACCAAGCAACCAACTAATGCACGTTTCTCTTAAAAGCAACTTTTCGAGCCTCTTGGATGTCGTTAATTTTAGGAAAGACGACTGGGAGGCCGCAGGGCGGTTGATAAGACAACGTATCCGTCAACGCACCGCCAAAGGCGTAGACGGACAAAATCGGGGCTTTGCGCCTTATTCCGCCAGTTACGCAGAACAACGCAAAAAAGCGGGATTACCGACGTCTCCTGTTAATTTGACGCTCAGTGGCGAGATGTTAAACGGTATTATAATTGAAGCGACGCGCTTAGGCGTAACGGTAACATTTAGGGACTAATGGCAAGGCGCAAGTCCAGCAAAAAGAACCGGCGCGAAACGATGTTGCGAGACTCGCGCAGCCTATCCCCCATGGAGAAGGCAGTTTTTCATCAGCGGGACGGCGCTGGCAAGTCGCGGGTCAAACGGCAATTTTTCGAATTAAACGAGCAGGACTTGACAGATATCGTCGAATTGTTAGAAAGTCGCTTACGAGCGCGGCTGAGCTAAAAAGGAGACAGTGAGCAATATGGCAGAAACGTATACTATCGAAGTAGACGAGCAGGGCAAATTTGGCACATTGCCTGACCCTATTCAGCGCTTCATTAATAGCGCGGTCGCCGAATCATACAAGCGCGGCGCAGAGAAGGCAGAATCCCGGTTGGCCGAGCGCGTTATGGACCCTGCCGAGCGTGAACGGCTGAAGCAGACCGAGCAGGATAACCAGCTGTTGCGCGAAGAAATCGCTACACGCGATAAGAATTTTGAGGAAGCGGCTCGTTTACGCGAGGAACGCTTTCAGAAGTCGCTGTCGGACGCCGAATCGCGTGTGACGGCAGCTACTCAGGAAATTGAGCGGCGTACATCGCGGCTCAAGGACATGCTCGGGGCAGAAGTCCGTGCCGCCGCCGTCGCTGCCGGTGCACGAGACGAAAGTCTCCCTGAGCTGTCGAAGCTCCTAGGAGCGGATATTGACCTCGATAGTGACCTGCGACCGATTGTCCGCGCGTCTGATGGCTCAGCGCGTGAACAGGATGGGAAGCCGATGACGATTGAGGGGTTGGTTAAGGAATATCTTGCCTCGCATCCACATCACCTAAAAGGCGGTCGGTCAACATCCGGGCGCGCTCAGGGCGGTGTAGCCATGCGACAGGCAATGAGTCAGGTATCTGACGCGCACGACGATGCATTTGCGGCAGTAGCCGAAAATCCTACGATGCAGAATGTCGGCGCGGCTATTCGTTCTATGCGTTCCCGAGCAAACGGGACCAAAGCATAAGGAGTTTCCATGCCTTTTAGCGGTCTGTCTACAAATGATTTGTTTACGGCAAGTTTGGTTCAGGAGGATGTGTCGCGCCTTGTCGCCACGCTGTCTCCGAAGGAAACGCCGTTCCTAAATTGGCTCGGCGATAGCGCCGTATTTGCTACGTCGACCAAGCACGAGTGGGTGCAGGATTACATGCTGCCCAATTACATCACGGCATCAACCGCGATTAATTCGGCTACTGCCGCCACTGGCGTGCAGGTCAATGGCTTGGGCGAAGCGCTGACCGTCGGCACCATTCTCGAGAATGAGACGCAGACGGAAATCATGCAGGTCAGCTCCATTGTCGGCGCGAACTCGATTGTCGTGACGCGTGCCTATGGCGGCGGCGCTGTGGGGTCGCTGGCGGCTGGCGGTCAGCTGTATGTTCGCGTAATGGCTGGCATTGAAGGAGCCGACCATGATGGACGGCATACGCGGCGTCTTGGCGACCGAAAGGCCAATACGGTCGGGCTGTTCCAGATGCCGGTTGCTGCCTCGGGCACTGACCTCGCCGTCAATGTGTATGGCAACGATGCGTATGATAACGCGGTCGCCAAGGGCGTCGTTGACATGATGCATCAGCTGGAAAAGGAAGTCGTGCGAGGCGTCCTGAACAGCACGAATTCGCTGGGCACGTCGGCGCAGACCCGTACCATGCAGGGGCTGAGGAGCTATATCACTACGATTAATTCAACGGTGACCGCTTCCTCATTCAGCACCAATCCCCACCTGTATATCGGCAATGTCTGGCAGTCGATTTACGAGCAGGGCGGGTCGCCTGATACGGAAAATTGGGCCATCATCGCTGGCACCAGCTTTTTCCGTGATATCAGCAACCTGAACGATACGAAGGTTGAAGATAGCAACCAGAGCGAGCTGTTCAAGCGCATTATTCGCACGTATGAAGGGCCGCTTGGTCGCGCCAGCGTCATTCTGTCCCGCGTGCTGTCCGCCTCGGAACTTCTGCTGGTGCCCCGTGAGCGCGTAAAGGTCGTGCCGCTGCAGGGCCGTTCGTTCAATTACACCGAAATGGGCGTTACCGGCGACAACAAAAAGGGCTTGCTGACT